GGTGTATTACGTGAACAAAAATGGTCTCCGGTACGTCACAGAAAATGACGGTTATGAGCCGGTACATATCTGTGCGGAGTGTGAGCATTGCGGTCAGATCCAGCGGGAGCGGTTTGATCCCATGCGGATTTGCAAGGAAGCGGAGCGGGAGGTGCTGGCGGTGGTTAAAACGTCGCCAAGGTGGTGCCCGTTACGATCGGGAGGGGGAGAGGTAAATGCATAGAGACAGTAAGGAGCGCCGCAGGCGCGTGGCGGAGATCAGTGAGAAGATGACACGCCCGAGCAAGCATGTGAGCGGCGACGCGCTTAAGAGTTTTCGAGAGGTACCGTATCAGTTAAGGTACAGGAGGGAGCAGGGAAAATAATGAGTTGCGAAAAAGAATGCAAGCTCGGCAAAACATATTGCTGCATGGAGTGCCCGAGCTACGATATATGCCGGGAGAAGCGCAAGAACAGAAAATCGAGCTTTGAAAAAGCGGTGAAGTGGATTGCCGTTAGCATTGCGGTTATCGCCGGAATCAAGATGACGGGATCGGCGTGGTGCCTGTGGGCGTTTGCTTTGCCGATACTGGCAGATTAGGAGGGATAACATGGAGAGTAGATATTTATATCGCGGAAAGCGGATTGATAACGGAGAATGGGTAGAAGGATATCTGTCATACCCGTCTTGCACAGAAAAGGGCAACGAAAGTTATTATTTCTACGCAAAGGATAGTTTGGGTTTCTTCTGTCGTTGTGTTGTAGATGCATCTACTATCTGCCAGTGCACCGGACTTAAGGACAAGCGCGGTAAACTGATTTGGGAGAATGACATTATTAAAAATGATAAAGGCAATCTTTACAAAGCATTTTGGCAAGACGATCATTATCAATTTTCGTGGGTGTGCGTTAAATCGGAAAAATTGCCTATTGGTGCTAAATGGAATTTTGAT